GTTGTGAAATCTGTGCTGTAATCTGTATTTAAACCATTTGCATCAATGAAACCACGCTTGATTCTGATCGGTCTATTGATCAAGAATCTGTTTCTTGCACCAAATTTTCCCCAAAAAGTGCCAAGCTGGTTTGCTGGTGTGTCAGATCTTCCACTTGTGGAAGTGTCTTCTGTCGCATATGGATCAACTCCACGATCATGATGAACAAAGTCTTCAAATTTGATATTGATCACTGCACGCTGTGACAGACCTTTTGCATCAATCTTTGTCGGTGTGGTGTCAACATCAGTCACACATGGGAATATGTTCTCACCAACAGGGAGAAGTGCAGTCTTTGTGCAAAATCTGTATGTCTTGATTGTCTTGTTGAAGTTTGCTGTGTCTTGACATGATGGAAATGTGTTGAAACACTTTTGCGATCCTGTTCCACCGATTGATGCAGTGCATGGTGAAGATGCATATGTTTCAGCACAATAGTCAACATCAATTTCAACGACTGTGATCGGTTGTCTTCCAAGCTTAACTTTCAATGTGTTATAAGTCATGCACCATTCCTGACACTGTGATTGATTGTTGCATATGACCATGATGTGTATTGCTTCCAACACCAACACTGTTGTCAATCCAACAATAAGCAACTTCATTTGGATATGCTGTTGCTTCCCAGTTAAAAAAGAACGGTTTCACTTTTGCGTGTTCAATGAAATCCAACCAATAAGAACGCATCCAACCGATTGAAGCGTGTGTCAGAGGTATTGTGAACTTCACTCCACGTCTGATGATACTACGACCAAGAAAGTTTCCATCATCACCGATGTTTGTGTAAATTGTGGAATTATCAGAAAAGTCAGGTGGTGTGAATCCTGTCCAAATACCAGTTTCAAATGTCAATCGTTCACCGAATGAAATGATTCCGATGGAGAAGATGTCTGAACCAGTGAAGATGATCTTCCACAATGTAGCTGTCACAGTGTCAAAATACTTCACACGAGGTTTTCCGTTTGTCGGTGTTACCACTGAAAATGCATCAACATATGATGAACCATCATGATATTGAAGTTTAAATGTTCCTGAAAAATCATTCAGATTGTGACCATATATTGCAAAATAATCAGCACTGACTGCATTTGGCATTGTGACTGTCAATTCAACATCAGATCCGATTGATGCCGGTTTGAAGAAATCGTTTGTCAACCAGTCAAAGCTGTTCTCAACTGGAAAATCTGCATGTTCACTTGAAGCAACCACTGTTGTTGCATCCTCAAGGTGGTTTTCATAACATATTCTAACTACGTTTGACGTTACTGATCCTACAACTAGACTCATGTTGCTACACTTCCACCTTGAAGATCTAATCTTGCACCATCATTCAATGATTCAGAGATCTGATCAATTATACTTCTCACTTGTCTTCCTGTCAGCAATGTATCATCACCGATGTCTGTGATCGTGATGTTCACATTTCTTTGTGAAGCTTGCGCACCATTTGCTGTTGAACTTGTTCCATCAAACGAATCTGTGGCTGTTGATGGTACTGACAACGATGTTCCTCCACTTGGAGATCCACCACCACCACTGAAACTTGATGATGCAATGTTTGCAATTTGAGTTGCTTTGGCAACGGCAGCAACCGAGGCAAAAGCCACACCCACTGCTGGATTTCCTCCACTTATTCTCACACCATAATCAAATGCTTGTGCAACTGATGCATGTGCGCCCATGACCGCTTCTGCTAATCTAGCGGCTTTGTTGATCATGAACAATGCTCTGTTTCCTTTTGCAGATTCACCGATAATTGCTTGCAATTCTTTTGCAACGCTGGTGACTTTCTGCTGTGCTGTCATTTGTCGCAATCTCAATTCTTCTCTGATGTTGTCCTTGATTACTTTCAGACGTTCATCTTCTTTTTCTTTCTGCAACTCTTTGATCATATCCATCGTTGCACCTTCATGTTCAAGAAGAACTTGTGCATGTTCCTCTTTCAGTGCCATAAGTTGATCAAATGTTTCTTGCTGTTTTTCTAATTTTTCAGCATCGGTGACATCTTCACCTTCAAATTCTGATTTCAGATCAGGTGCAAAATCTTCTCCTGTTTCTCCACCACCTTGAAGCAATCCGAGTTGCTCTTGTAATTTCTTGACAGCTTCAATTTCCTGTTCAAGAAGTGCATCTTTCTTTCCTTGACTTCTCCCACCAAATAAAGCAGAAGCCATTGTTCCATCTCTGAATCCAAAATCAATCGTTGTTTTGATTTCTTCATTCAGAATCTTCATTGCATCAGCAAAACCAATGATCATTGATGAAAGACCAGCATCACCAAGTGTGTTGATCAGTTCTCTGAAACTTGCACTCATGTTTGAAAGAGCAACATTCAGCGTGTCAGCTTGTTCAGCCATTGCACCAGCGAATTGAACATCACCGATTGATTTCAAGAATTTGGAAATATCTTCTGCATTTTTCTGAACTGTGGTTGAAACACCTTGGAAAACAAATGTGACTTCATCTCCTTGTGTTTTGGCTTTGATACCAAACTCTTTCAGACGTTCAAACTCACCTGTGGATGCATCAGCAACAGCCTCAATCATTTGATTCAAACTTAAACCCATTGCACTTGCTGTGTTACCATAACTCGTCAAAGCTTCTCTTGAAGGATCAAGTCCAAGTGCTTTCATCTTGATGAATGATTTGATCACTTCCTCAAGTTCAAATGGTGTGGTTTGTGCGAATGTTCTTAAACGTGCAAACGCTTCATTTGCATTGTTTTGTGATCCTGTAACTGTGACAAGAGATGCTTCAAGTTTCTCAAAGCTGGTGATTACGTTAGTAAGTCCTTGCAGACCTCTCATTGCACCAACAGTTGCAACGACTGCAATCGTAAGATTCTGAAAACCTTTGGATGCAGTCTTTGAACTTTTTGACATTTCACTTGAAGAACGCTGTGTTTCTTTTGAAGCTGATCTAAGACCCTTTTTTAACTGGTCTGTATCTGCTCTTAATTCTACAACTAACTGGTCAAGTGTTGCCATTTTTTCTCTGTCTTTCTTTGTCTTCCCACTTCAATTCAAGAAAGCGTTCTCGTGTCATGTACTTTTCTTCTGTGACACCATTTGCTTCTTGATATCCTTGAATTGCATTGCTCAATGTGACTGGATTTGCTTTCCAAAATTCTGATGGTTGCCAGCCAAGCACACCGAGTGCAACTTGAAGATGTCTTTCAAGAGGAAAATAATCTCCTTTTAAGACTTTCCCTCATTTGAACTGGTGCTTTCTTCTTTGGAGTTGAAAGCTGTCAGATATTCAATCGTGTATTTAAAGTATTTTGCAACACCTTGTTTGATTATATCTTGACCAACATCACTGACTTTCAGTGCTGGATCTCCACCACCTGCTTTCATTCCGATGTGCATGATCTGTGCCATACTAACAACACTGATCTGATCCAACTCGTTCACAACTTTCAAATATCCACAACCAAGAACACTCTCAATGTTCTTGATCGCTTCATAGTTCACAGCCAGTTCACGCTCTTGTCCACAAATGTGAAATTCAATTTTATCTATCATCTTATGTGAAACTTATTGTTCCATCAGATTCAAGAGATATTGAAAACTGAACGGAATCGTTGTATTCACCACTAAATTCAAAAGAGGATACTGCAAAAGCACCTTCATATGTACCACCATTTGATCCACCCGGAACAACAATCTGATAATTCAGATTTGTGTTTGCACCAACAGATGCACGAACCAACTCAAGGTTTGCATCGTCATCAGCAACTCCACTTCCTGAAATGGAGATGCTATTCACACCAGCACCAGCAAGTAATTTTTTAACACCAGCAGAATCTTTGTTTGTTACGTCAACAAGTTCATTGTTGATTGTGATTCCGTTTGATTTCAATCCAGCAACGGTTGCAAATGTTCCGCCCCCTGGTGTCGCTTCTACTTTTAAAAGCAACTCTCTTCCTTTTTGTGCAGTCATTTTATACTCTCCTTGTTATTGTGTAACACATTCAAATTCAATTACACTTTGCCAAGTCTTTCCATCGCTTTCAATGAATGCTGTTGCCAGTGTAGTTCTTTCAAGTCTTATAAGACTGAACCCAGTTATAGTCACATTTGATTCCTGTCTGTTCAGAGCGGTTTCAACTGCTTCTCTAATCTTTAATACTTCCAATATACCATTATAACGTGAAAACGCTTGAATCCGAACCAAATTCTTCATTCCAGCATAACTTTTTGTTGAACTGTCATGACTATCAATTCCAACTTTGATGAAAGGATATGAATCAATGTCTTGTGGAATCGCTGTGTGAATACGTGTTTCAACCAAGTCTGTCACACCTGAAACTGCTTTCAAGCGTGTGATGATTCCTTTGACTGTTTCAAGACCACTATCACTCATGACTTCTCCTTGTTGCTTTTAATAAATTTCTTTTGAAAGCATTTCTCACAAACTCTCTGTTCTTTTCAACTGTCGGTCTTAACCAAGGGCGTGGAGATGTGTGAATCGTTCCAAACTCCAAATATAAACCATATTTTGCTTGTCCTCTGCTTCCAATATCTGCTGTCAATCCACGAACATTTGATGTGATGTTTGCAACAAGGTTCCCTGTGTCAGTTTTTGGTGCTTCACCTTTTGCTGATGAAATATGTTTTCCATATACACGACCACTTCTTGCACCACGTTGAATCAATCTCTTTGCATCCGATTCAATCTTCAATGCACTCTCATTGATTGCATCTTTTGCTTCCTTCACAATATCAATTCCAAGTGTCTTCAATTTCTTTTCAAGACTTTCCACACCCTTCAAGCGAATTTTAATCATGTTCAGGTGCATTCTCCACACACAACAACACCTGAAAGTCTTTTCCTTCTGTTTTCATGTCGCTGTGTAGGTTGCGAATAGCTTTCACTGAAAAGAATCGTGAATCAAATTTGAGGCGGTGTTTTGCAGTTGTTTCTGTATCCTTCAACTGTTTCTGATATCTGATTGTGATTTTGTGTGTCACAGCACTTTGAAGTTCTTCATTTGCAAACTTCTCAAAACCGTTCACTGATTTGATGATTGCCCAAACTTTACCTAAAACATCTTGGTTATCCCATACGAGAGATTCACCACCATATGAATCAGTTGTGGGTGTGTATGATTGAATCTCAACCTTGTTCTTTGCTCTGCTGATGAAATCCTGTTTATACAAGAGAATTCCTTTCAATAAATAGTGCAAGCTTTTCATCAATGATTGCTTGTTCATAAGCATCTGGAGTGATTCTTCCTGCTTTTAAGATCTGAAAGGTTGATTTTGGCATGTCATGATCCAGTTCAGCAAGTCTTTGATTGATCTCAATGATACGTTCTTTCTTCTTGATCACCGCTTTTTGTGCTGTTGTTGGTGCTTTTCTTTCAATCGTTGTGATTTTTCCCTTGCACAATAATATTCCTTTGCTCATTTTATGCCACCTTTATCAGTTTGATCTCACCAGCCGTGAGATATTTTGTTGATGTACCTGATTGAATCCATTGATGACAACCGAATGAAACTTTTGTGATTGCTGACACACCTTCAATGAAATATCCAATATGATTTGTTGACCATGCTGTCGTTCCCTGCCTTGATATTGAAAGAACATCAATATTCAGACTTGGAAGCGTGTCACCAACTGGTGCATTTCTCCACACTCTCACTCTTGCTTGTGTTCCTGAATATCCACCACCAATATATGACAGAATCATGTATGCCTCTGCTGTGTCTTCATTCATCTGTGCAGATCCATTGTATGATGATGTTTGTTGATATTTATATGTTGAAGTTGTGATCAGATCATTGATTGTCATCACTGGTTTTTGACCGAGTGTAAATTCCAACCAAACATGAAATTCAAAAAATCCACCAGCAGGAATGTCTGTGAAATCAACCTGATTAACTTGAGAAGAAATTGTTTGAGATTCAACAAGAGCATATGCACCGCCTGATGGAGTAACAAAAGCAAGATTTCCAGCACCATCTGTCTTCACGATCTGATCAGCACTTCCATCTCCTGATGGATACACAAGACCTTGCATGATAACATCACCAGTTCCATGTGGTTCAATCAGAATATCACCATTTGAAACAGAAACAATATTGCTTCCATTCACATCTAAATCACCACCAAGTTGAGGTGATGTATCTTCAACGATGTTTGCAAGACCACTTGGTGCTGTTGATGTCAAACCAACACGAACAGTCACTCCTGCATCTGTTACAACAACTTTATTGACTTGCTCTGAAATTGAAACTGTCATCAGTCTGTTACCTCTTTACTAAATACAACTTTCCCTTCAACGATTCTTGTCACAAGACCTGAACCATCAATCACTTCAAGATCGTGAACACCGCTTTCAAAGTCAAGAGCAGTGGTTGCAGTGGATGTGATCAAGAGAGCAAGCGTTCCAGCTACTCCACCAAGTGTGATTCCACCATTTTCTGTGGTCAATTCAACGATTTCACTTGCTTCTGCTTTGCTTGCTTTGATTTTCATCCTTGCTGTGTATCCAGTCAGGTTGATTGCATCACCAGCATTGTCTTGATATGTCAAAGTGACAGCAAATGTTGCACCTTGTTCAATTTTAAAATCCCATCTTCCAGCGGTCATCCGATCAATCTCCCAAATGAAGTTTTCCTGTATTGTCTATAAACACTCATTGCAGATGGTGGAAGTTTTCCTGAACCTCTGTTTTCATACCAAAATGCAACGTGTTCAATCAGTGCAAATCTCAAGTCATCAGGAATGTCAGTTGATTTGTCACCGTATCCACACACAAGAGTGATTTCAACAGCCATTCCGCTTCTTGTGTCTGATGCCCAAGTTGAAGTGTCTTTCAAGTACACACGATCATCTTCATGAATATAGTTGCTACTTGCAAAAGTTTGTAACACATCTGCATTGTCATAATATTTGATGCTTGAAATGCTTTGAACTGGTTGTCGTGGAAGTCTTATGAAATCACGACCTGTCAATGCTGGATAACCAGGGATAAAATTGTTTCTATCTCGTGGAAAGTCTTCAAGTTCCATCTTCCATGTCTGTGTGATGAATGCACGTCTGATATATTTCTCTGCATATGCTGTGACAGCTTTGATCAGAGATTTCAATGAAGCATCTTCATCATCTGAATCAATACGCAACCAGTCCTTGACATCTTCCAATGAAATCGGATCAATCGCTGGTTCAACTGTTCTGTTCAGAGTTGTGTGCATTGCATCATCCATTTATTTTGTTTCCTCAACTGGATTCTGTTTTGTTTGTTTGCTCACTGGTTTTTTGTTGCCATATGTGAGAACACCACGTTCATGAAGTGCTTTTGCTGTGTCCTTTGGTAGTTCTGAAACTTGACCATCATCAAAGTCAAGAACTTCACCATTGATGCGAAGCTGTATTCCTTCAAGAAATTTCACTTTTATTTTTTCATTCATTTTCAAGTCCTTTTTTGTTGTTGTGGTTGTAGGTGAAGACCGAAATCTTCACCCTCTCCACAAATCAAACCTTATGCAGTTTGATCAAGCAGTGTTATAACATCTGCACCGATTGTTCCACCTGTTGAAGTGGAAGAAGATACAAGAGCCAAACGTACAAAACGCTTTTCTCCAATATATCCAAGTGTTTTAACAACACCATCTTCTGATAATGTAAAAGAAGCAAGAGCCTCTGTTCCAATCATATCAGCATCAGCAACAGCAGTTTCTTCACCACCAAATGTGATAACATCAGATTCTTCAAGTAATGGCACATATGCACCATCAGTCAACACACCGCTATGAATAGCGAATACTGCACCTGATTTTCCTTGAAGGTCAATGATGTTTCCATCAGTTGTCGTGTCACTTGAAATTGCTTGTATATCAATAGCAACTTCAAATGCATGTTTTGTTTTAAGATCACGTAACATTTTATTATCTCCTAAGTTAAAAACTTATGAATAATCCCTTTTGAGGACTATGCACTCATTTTGTAAAGTTTAATTGCATCTGTATTCACAGCTTGTCCACCATAACGCTTACGGAATGACCATTTGATTGTCCCGGGCTTTGTGATTTCATCTCTGTTCATCTTCATACCAGCAACATGATCAACAACACGATATGCTTGTGACCAGTCAGCAACAGCAACACTCAATGAAGCACTTGCAACTGTAGGCATACCATCAAGGATCACAACAGGTTTTCCAAGAAGTCTTTGGTTTGCAACGTCAACGAAGTTAATTGGTAACTTGTTACCAGCACCATCTTCTGCTTTCACATATTGACCCCAAGTTTGAGCATTCATCACGAAAGCCGCATTTTGGATATAAGCTGATTTGTCAAGTAAGTATAACAGATCAACAGTTGTGTCAATGTCAACAGCACTTGTTGAACCAGCATTCAGTTGTTGAATTTGACCCCAAGCTGTACCAGCAGTATGTGTCAAGAAACCACGAGGATTTGTTGTACCATTCACAAAGTCATTTCCTTCAACACGAGCAAGTTTGTCAGAAGCTTCAAATGCGATTTCAGATTCAAGATTGATTCCGCTATCTTCAAGCACTTCTTCTGATGCATGAATATACACATGTTCTTTTCTCAATGCGATTCTTGCACGATCAAATGTCATTGCATCTGTTTCAGCAGGAGTTGCACCTTCACCAAGGTTGTCAGAACCAATGTCATCAACTCTTTGAAGTAAATGCAGAGCATCACGAGAAGTTGTTGAAACACGAGCCAGTTGACGAATTGGAGAAGCATCATGAAGCTTGCGAATTATGTCTTGACCAAGTTCTTCTGGTACAGTGAAACCACCGTTTGCATCGTTACCAACAGAAAGTGCTTTCACATCCATGATCAGACCTTGCTTCACAAGTTTCTCACCATAAACATCAACATATTCTTTTTCAATGTTTTTTAGTTCACGAGCATCAGTTGCACCATAAAGATATGAAACAAATTTCTTGCGGTATTCAGCAGAAGTTTCATTTCCTTCTTTTTCTTCACCTTTGGCTGTGCGATTTGCTTTTTCTGTTAAAGCGTCAATCATTTTGCCATGCTTGTCAATAGTACCATTCACATCTGTGACAGTTTTTTCAATAGAAACAACTTGATCACTCATTGAATTTTGCTTTTCAGCAAGATATTTCACGTTTGTGTCAACATTTGACATTAAACCCTTCATCTCTGTCATAGTTTTTTCATCCATGATATTTTCCTTTTAAGTTAAATTTTAGTATTTATAGCTAGTTGTTCAAGAGATTTGATAAATTCAGCACTCTCAACGTCTTCTTTCACATCGGCTTGTGTTGAAGGTTGTTCCTCAACGGCAAGTGATTTGATTGTTTGGTATATTGAATCAGCTTTTTTGCGATCAACACCAAATTCTTCTTTGATCAGTGTGGAGAAATCTCTGCTGTTTCCCTTTACACTTTCAATTCTTGCTTGTGGATTACATGGGAAAGTCACCAAGGACACTTCATGCAACTTCACTTCATGAATTTCTCTCACACCATCACCAGTGAATGTGGTCTTTCCTCTTGGAATCTGAAATCCGATTGATACTCCACCAAATGCACCCATCTTTGCAAGTTCATATGATTCACGACCAAGCTGTGTAGCCAATGCAAACTTACTTGTCATTACGATACCTTGTGGAGTGATCTCAAACTTAGCATTCACACCAAGTGGTCTTGTATGATCATGCTGGTATAAAAATTTGATGTCTTTTGGATTGCGTTCACTCAAGGTCTTGTCAAAAGCACCTTCCATGATGATGTCATCTGCAAGATCCATGTTTCCGAATGTGGAAGCAATCGCAACCATCGTTCCATCTTCTTTGACTTCAACTTCTGCTTTAAACTCTTTATGAATAATATTATCCATTTGTATTTCTCCTTGATTGAACTGCTTGTTCTGTTAAATATCCAACAACACATCTGCAATTGATGATCTCTCCTGCTGGTGCTGATGGATCTCCCGGTCTTGCAAGCTTTGAACTTCCAATGTCAAATTTTTCTTGTGGATCTCTGATTTGACCATCAGCAGATGCATGTGTTGCTCTTGTTCTTGAATCCTCTGCACTGATCCATTCACGTTTCAATTCAAGACCAGTTGCTTCTGCTGATGCATCTTGTGCAAACATAGCTGTTGAGTGTGTTTCAGTCTTTGAAATTCTCGTTGCTCTCATTTTGGAAATAGATCCACCAGTTTGTGAAATGATACGCTTTGCAATCTCTCTTGGTGTTTCTTGTGATTCTTCTCCTGCAAATATTGCTGACTTGATCAAATCTTTGGTGTGTGCTGAAACTTGTTGAACTTTTGCACCAGCAAACCGTTCTATATAGTTTGACACAGCAAGATTGAACACACCCTCCCTGTCCTTTTGTTCAAATCCACCATCAACACTCTTGAAAGCATCAACGATTCTATTTCCAAATAGTTCAGCAGTTCTTTTGTAATGTGTTTTGTATGCTGTGAACATCAGTTCATCTATTGATTCAGAGTTCACCACAAATGCAACAGGTGCTTTTGCGTATTCATCTGCAACTTTATACGCTTGATTGTTCAATATACTGTGAATCGTTCTCTCAAAGCGTTTCTCAAGACTATTCATCAGACGATCAGCGATTCTCACTTCACGTTGTCTTTCTGTTGCTGTCAGGTTGTTGATCAACTTGAACTCAATATCGTTTTCAATCTCTTTGTCATCAGCAGGAAGATCAATCAATGGTGCAGATACAAAATTGATCGGTGCTTTTCCTATTGGTTGCCATATTTCATCAGCAAGAGGATCTTCAATCATCTCAAAGCCAAGTTCTTTTCTTTTCTCATTGATGGTCAAGAAATCTGCACTTTGTAAGTTTTCCCACTTTTCAGCACGCATTTTTGCAAAAACGTCAACTTTATCCCAGCAAGGTACAATTGAGATGTCATCTTCAAAGAATGCTTGAAAATAGTTTGTCAGTTCAGAGAACACATGCTCAACATTTGGTTGAACTGTGTTTGTATAGAAATGCTCTTTTGCTTCTTTCATATTATTGAAAGTATTATCACCAGGCATCCCAAGCATAAAAGGAGGATATCCAAGTGTGAGTGCAATGATTCTTGCTGTTTGCTTGTTACCTTCAAGAAACTCAATGTCTTTTGGTGTTTGACCAAGTTCTTTGATGTCCATTCCACCTTCAAGCATGATCGGTCTTCCTGCTCTCTTTGATCCTGAAAATGAGTTGATGAAATCATTTCTCAACTTCTCACGTTCTTCATCATCTGCAAATCCATCTTCAAACGTCAATGCAACACCAAGTCTTGCACCGTTTTGAAGCAAGGAGAGATTCAATTCATTTCCTGCATTGTATAGATCCACTTGTTGCATGGATGCTTCAAGAGGTGAAAGACCATACCAGTCATCAATCGGATTATATTCCTTGATGTGCAATACTGCTGATTTGTTCTTTGCTGGATCAACATCAAAGTCTTTTTTGTTACCATTCACCCAATGTTCATAACCTGCAACATATCCCATGCTGTCAGGTCTGACTTTCATTCTTTCTGATTTCAGATTGTACATCTTTTTGATGTCACCGTTTGGAAGATTATTTTTTCCACCATCACCAGTGAATGCAAATTGAATATATGAATTTCCTGCAATGATCTTTGATGCATAGATTGCAAAAAATAATTCAAAATAGCTTTGTTGACTGTTTGGTTGTTTCAGAAGGTGGTGGATCTCATGGTCTTCAACTTCTATGACTTCATTTCCACGTTCTCTCACAACTTTGAAAGGTACTGATGCACATGCTTTTGCAATTTCATGAATTGACTTATAAGCAATAGCGTTCAGACAATATCCTTTTTTGGCAAACGCTTGATAATCTTTATTTGACCATGATGCATTCCCACCAAGAGAAACAGCAATGTCATGACCGACAACTTCTTGTTTTGTTGTGTGTGAAGTTGTTGAAAAAAGTCTTTTAAATATGTTCAAGAGATTTTGTACCTTCTTCTTGTTGTGTCTTTGAATTTCTTCCATGCAAGTCCAAGCGCCATCACACAGTCATCATGAACTCCACTTGGTGCTGAATACTTGACACCAGTTCTTGTGTACTCATACTCAAATTCTTCCAGTTCTTCCATTATAACACCCTTGGGAATCAGAATCAACAGACTTTGAATTGCAACACACAGACCTTCCATCAATCTTTGTTTGCTTGATGATGAAAATATAAATCCTTCAACCTTTTTGCATCGTTTCTGCAACTGTTCAACAATAGGATCTCCAACACCAGTTGAATCAATCAATGCTGGTTTTCTTCCAATGATCTTCTCAATGTAATCCATTGTGTCTTCCCAAGGCTTTTGAAATCTGTGAACCTCTGATGTGTTTCCATCTTCATCAAGTCCGATGATCACTGTCCAGTCATATGACTTTGCAAGGTCAACTCCATAGCACACAGTTGGTTTCTTTGAAAGCTTACCTTGGCACGCTCTGATGAAGTTGATTCCAAATGGATTTCCTTCATCATCAGATGCTTCTGCAAGATATAATTCTTTGAACACGTTGTCAGGAAGAATGCTTTTTGCATCGTTGATTTCTTCAATGTCAAGAATACCAGCTTCAACAGCATCATATGCAGTGATTTTGTGATATGACATGTTCTTTGCACCGTTCTTTGCTTTGCGTGCAAGTTTATAAAACCAATTCTTTTTCCCTTTGACGTTACCAATGCAACGCAATTTCCCTTTTGTCTGTGTGACTGTGGATCTGACAGCATGGAAGCTTTCTTCTCTCAAACGTGATGCTTCATCAATCACAGCATCATATACATCTTCTCCATACAGGTTGTCAGCTTTCTCACCTGACTTGAAGACTATTCTTGCACCGTTTGGAAGTTCAACATACAATTCAGATTCATTTGATGTTCTCAATCCAACAGGTATTGCGCGCTTCAATCTTCTATATGCAATTTTTGCTTGTGGATATACAGGCGCGACCCACCAATATTCACGACCCTTCTTTCCATGTATCAATGCACGCTCTGTCAACCATGCAAGACAACCATGTGTCTTTCCTGCTTTGGTGGATGCTTCAATGAATGAATATCGTTCTTCACAAAACATTGCTTTTTCTTGTTTTGGATAAAGAAGCGGTCTTTGATATTCTATCTTCACTCTGCTCTCTCTGCTGTTATTGTCATTTAATACCTTCTGCTTGTTTGGATAGTTCCATTATTTAGGAGGCTCAGGTATTACAATGCTTCCATCTGCAAATTCTGCCATATGTGTGTATTCAATTTCTGTTTCATCAATGTATCCATTCGTATCGTAGCTTTCAAACTTATCTACTGTTGAATGGTAATTAACTACAGAAGGAAAAAACGCACACCCATCTTCTTTGAACTTTCCACCAATCATAATCAATCGGCATCTATTTTTGGTTATTCTCTTTTTATCTATCGGTATCCACTTCATCTTCTATCCCTCTCTGCTGTTAATTAATTAATTACGCCCTACATCTCTTGCGGTTTCAATGGCATTAGCAAACCACCCAAATAAGGTTTCCTGACCATCTTCTGTGTATATATCCACATTATTCTTCTTAGCCATCTGACAAAAAGCATCTGCCCATTTCAACGCATCTTGCCCTAACACTGGCAATAACTCATGGCTTTCTAATTTTGTATAATCTGTCTTCATTGTATTTCCTCTCTGCTGTTATGGTTATTTAACTTCTATAAATAATTGTAGTTCATCTATTAATTGCTGTGCTTTTTCTTTGTTTAG